AGAGATTGGCATTTAATCCACAAAACTGGCAAATTGGTTATTATGATAATTATGTTGGTGCTGTCGATATATACCAACTAGACGAACAAATGAACAGACGGCATGGAGTGCAATTAGTAGAAGCATTTCCCAAGCTTGTAGGTGATATTGGCTTAGATTATGGTGTTAATGATACCTTTTCTACAGTAGGTGTTACCTTCGGTTATCGGTATTGGAAGTCTCTCACAGATGAGGCTGATTTACCTAAACCATTAGCAGATAGATTAACAGAAGTATTCGCAAACACCATTGAGAGGCAAATCACCTCACAAATTCCGCGTGTGTTGTCAAGATTATAATATTTAAAGGATGAATTATTATGGCGTTACCTAGATTAGATACCCCCACCTATGAACTACAACTACCATCTACAGGAGATACGATAAAATATAGACCGTTCCTTGTAAAAGAACAGAAGCTCTTAATGATGGCTAAAGAGAGTGAAGATAATACACAAGTATATCAGATGGTAAAAGATTTGATAGCTTCATGTACATTTGATGTAATTAAACCAGAAGAATTACCAATTTTTGATATTGAATATATCTTTATCAAGCTACGGGCAAAATCTGTTGGTGAGACTGTAGAAGTAACTGTTACATGTCCAGATGATAATAAGACAAAGATTGATGTAAAGGTTAATTTAGATGACATTGAAGTTCAAATGGATGCAGCCCATAGTAATACAGTACAGCTTACATCTAATATCAAGATGATTATGAATTATCCAAAACTAGATACAGTTGATATAGATGCTACTGATGATTATGAAGGCATGTTTAAAATGGTTAGAAATTGTGTAGGTCAAATTGAAATTGATGATGTTGTTCAAAACAGAATAGATTTTAGTGATAAAGAATTAGATGATTTTATTGATTCAATGAATACAGAACAGTTTAAAAGTGTAACATCGTTTTTTGATACTATGCCTAAAGTAAGACATGTTATTCAAGTTATAAACCCAAAAACAAAAGTTAAGGGTGAGGTTTTAGTGGAGGGCCTCAACAATTTTTTAGTCTAGGCCTCGCTCATGACACGGTATTTAACTATTTCAAAACTAATTTTGCTATGATGCACCACCACAAATATAGTTTAACAGAATTAGAAAATATGATGCCATGGGAGAGGGAGATTTACACAACTTTACTAGAACAGTATATAGCAGAAGAAAATGAAAGGCAAGAGAGAGAAAATAGATAAATAGCTTAAAGAGGAGAGGTCATATGTCAAATAAAGTTTTAGAGAAAGACTCTAAGTATAATAATTTTGATTTGGATGGTGATGGTATTGTTAGCGATGAGGAATTTGAGATGAATACAAAAATGGTTAGATTAGAAAATGAAGATAAAAAAGAAGATGCACAAAGACAGATGGCTTGGTTTGCTCTTATAGGTATGTTATTGTATCCATTTGCAGTTGTAATGTCAATCTGGTTGGGTTTACCAGAAGCTGGAAAGACACTAGGTTCGATGGCACCAACATATTTTGTATCAGTTGCAGCTATTGTTGCAGCGTTTTATGCAAAGACTGCTTATCAGTCTAGTAATACATAGGAAATAAACCATGGCCACTCCAGCAGAAGAAGAAGCTAAAAAAATAAATACAGATATTGCTAAAACTCTTCGTGATTCTTTTGCAGCGGATAAGTTGAAAGCAGAGGAAAATGCTACATTACAAAAGCAAATACTTGCTATGCTTGAGAGTAATTTTAAAGTTGGTGAAGATGGTAAAAAGACAACTGAAAAACTTTCCCAAGAAGAACGAATATCCTTAGAAAAGAAACTATCTGAACTAGTAACGGTACAAGCTCCTGTATTGGGTGTACTAAAGAATATGACTGCAGCTCAAGTGGAATCTCGTAAGGCTGAGGCCGATAGCATAAAACAACGTGAACTTGAAATGGCAGCTTATAAACAAGCATTAGATGAACAAGGGAAAAATGCAGAAGAAGATAATGAGTATAACCGTGAAATGGTAAAGTTGGAAAAGGATAAAAGTCGACTAGCAAAGAAAGATAAAGTTGGATTTTTTGCAGAGAAAAAGAATGAAGCTAAATTTAGACTAAAACAACTTGCTTCATTTGAAGGTCTTAAAGAAGGCTTTAAGAACATGGGTAAATCAACAGTAGAAGTTGCTAAAAATGCTGGTGGTGGTATTCTTGATATGATTAAGAAAGGTGCTTTGTTAGCTCTAATACCTGCTATCCTTGCATTTTTAGACAGCAAATACTGGGTAATGACAAAGAAAGTAATTGTTGATGATATCGTGCCTGCCCTTATGTCATTATATGAAAACTTAATAAAACCTATAGGTGAGGTTATATTCAATGTTCTAGGTAAACAATTTCAAAATATTAAAGATTTCTTTGCTGGTTTTGGAGAAGCAATAGAGATGTTTAAAAAGGGTGATATTCTAGGTGGAATTAAAAAACTTCTAGGTAGTTTTGGAACTCTTTTTACAAAAACAATTGATAATTTAATTACTGGAGTTCTTAATATATTTCAAAAGATATTTGGAATGGAAGAAACTGAATCAGTAGGTGGTTCAATAAGCAAATTCTTTTCTGATATGTATAACTCAGTTAAAACTTATTTTACTGTAACACTACCAGATCAATTTAAGAAAGCTGTCGATGCAGTCAAAGTATTCTTTATAGGCTTGTTTAGTGCTGATGGATTATTTGGTTTTGTTACTGCAGCGTTTGACGATATTATGGTTTCTATTAAAGCAATCTTTAGTGGAGATTTTAGTTTTGAGAACTTCAAGAAATTATTTGGTAGTATAATGGATATTGTTTATTATCCAATAAATATTGCAGTTAATGCTATTAAAAAGATATTTAAGTTTGGTGATCCAAATAAACCATTTAGACTAAGTGAATTTGTATTTGAAGCAATTGATAAAGTAATGAGTTTCTTTAAAAACTTACTTGATATTGATTTTAAGAAAATGGTATCATCTATAATTCCAGAAAAACTATTATCGTTTTTTGGTTTTGGTGATGAAAAATCAAAAACAACATCTGGTGGTAATACTAAAGTAGAGAAGGCAGAAAAGAAAGTACCTCAATCCAAGTATGGTTCTAGAGATGTTGATGCAATTGTTGATCCAGAACTTAAAGCAGCTGCAACAAATGTATTTAAAGCACAGCAGAAAGCTAATGAAAATCCAGATGATCAGTCTGCTGGTGAAGCATTATCATCTGCAAAAAAAGAATTTCAAAAATTATCTGGTAGTAAATATAATGCCATGAAAGATTCGGATGGAAATCGTATGGACATGAAGGCACGATCTAAATATAAAGCAAATTTACGTCGCACAAATGCAGCTGTTCAGACAGGAAGATTAACTATGGAAACTCCAGAAGTAGTTCCAACTCAACCAGCATCTACTATAACTCCTAGACCTAATAATGGGCCTCCTGGCGGAGCTAGTGTAATTGTTGCACCGACTTCAAATGTTGATGCAAGACAAACTAATCCAACGTATGCTGGAGTCACTAATATTAACAATAGTGACCCCACCATGAACGCGTTAGTAGCTAATCGTTAGTTATTTGCTAACTTCTCAAAATATGACATAGTATCGCTATCGTTATCAGCCATAGTTGTATCTGTTACTGATGGAGCAGGCTCCGCAGTTGTATCTACAACAGGTGCTGCAATAGGTTCATCATCCATGATGTTACCTACAGCTACAGTTCCAGAAAGAACTGTATCTAAACGAATTTTCAATTCATCATAAGATTTAAAGTTGGTAGGAGAAGTAAACTCATTTAGAGGATACTGCTTTGCCCAAACATTTTCAATCTTTTCATCATTATCAAACAATGCCGATGGTGCTTCAAACTCGGATTTATCATAGTTCCAATAACCGTCTACCTTACGAATCTTTAACTTAAAGTTTGCACCTTCCCAAAAATCAAATGGATTTACAGGAGTTTCATCTTCAAATGCAGGCTGCATAGCCTCCATAATTTTATCAAAGATTTTCTTTCCATAACGGAAAAGGAATATCTTACCTTCACGCTCAGGATGCTTAGGATCACTCACAACATAAATGTTGGAATAATACTGTAACTTCCTCTTTTGCTTTCGGGCGATTTCCTTATCAGATTCGATACCAGAGTTCCAGAATTTAGTATTTAATTCTGACACAGGATCGTTCTGACTTACGGTAGTGAGAGAGTTCTCAATATACCATTGGCCAGTAGGGCCTTGGAACGCATGACTCCAGAGTTTTGCCCAAGGCATATCTTCACCTTCGATTTGTGGTAGAAAACGAATTACGGCATAACCATTACCAGTTTTATCTAGCTCTGGTTTCCACAATCTTTCATCCACATAGGACTTCTTCTCTTGAGGTTTGTTTTCAGCTTCCGCTGCACCCAACAACTTACTAAGTGAGTTGGATTTCTTTAGACTTTCTAACGACATATATAGTCTCCTTATGTTATCGTATTAAATGTTTCATATGTTATTTGCGTTACATTTAGAGGATGTACAGCAGTAGTAAGTTCCTTCTTAACCCAATAAAACTTAGTATTAGGAAATTCACGGAACGTGTGTTCTAGTTGGTTTACCCAATTAATAGGATTGAACCCTCTAGAATCTTCAGGCAAGTAATTTTTACTTCCCTTATATATGTTATTTAGTTTATCATTGTAACTTGACAAATCAAACCCTAACATATATATCTCTTGAAACTTGAATTGGCAAGCAAGATGTATTGCTGTATTTCCAGCAGAATATCCTTTAGGATAATCTATAGGTACAACTTTATCATTATACTCTTCAACCCAAGTTATATATAAACCTACATTAAATTCAGCTTTCTTTTTTAAGTCATCATGATCCAGCTTTGGATTATGATATAATGCTTCTCTTATGTTTGCATCTACAGTTTCTTGTGTTTTACCTTGTACAACACAGCTCTCTCTACCCAATCTTGGTGTTTCAAATATTGGCATATTATGATAACCTGTAATTGCATGTGGATCGAACCCAGCTGGTAAAACTTCCCAATCAGAAAACCAACACTTATTATTAAAGACATACTCTGATTCATATATCTCTTGTTGCATATTATAGTCTACAGAAACAAGATTGTCAACATTAAAATCGCGATACGCTGCGTTGCACCCCCAAGTGATAAAGTCACCCCCTATAATTGGTTGTTGAGGCCGTGACTCTCCGTTTCCGTAAACTATAGCTCTCATTTAGACATACGCCTTTCGATACCACCAGTAGTACCATCACCTTTGACGGTATACCTTGCAGCATCATCGTTATTTAACCATCTTTCTTGTTTAACAAAATCCATCTTGAAAGAATCCCTATCTGAGAGATTAGCAAGAACATTAAATGGTAAACTGATTCTTGGTTCTTTAGTGTTGTTAACACCAAACCCATGATATAGATATGAGTTAAACATAATCAAAGTACCACTTTCAGCAGGCATACCAATTTTATTAGTGAAATTTTGATTGCTCGCCTTATAATGCTTGCGAAGAGATACAAATGGGTCAAGATTAGCAGTAACCCTCTCAAAAATCAACGGTGGATGCTCTGGGATGGTTTTATGGTAATAAACGCCTGATATGAGGGAATTGCCATGATTATGCATTGACTGATGTGAACCAGGCCATGACTTATTCAACCAACTTTCTGATATCCAAAATTCTTTATAATCAAGTGTCATTTCATTATCAAGGTAATCTTTAATACAATCCTCAAACCAAATCTTCAAATCTAACAACCCATTGTGTTCTAAGATGTTAGGGGGTTCAGTACCAAACTGTGTGGTTTCTGGATTTGAATTAGCCTGCTTGTTAAAATCAAAATCTTCCATAGAAGGTATCTCTGGAGGATTAAGATTTTTATATTGTTTAACAACTCCAGCAGGAAATATTGGTATTCCTTCTTGAGCTAAAAGTTCACTAGTCATGTCTTAATGCCTCCCATGATGTAGGAAATAGTTTTTTCGCCATTTCGTCAATTTGATTTCCAATTACTTGTGTTTCAAGTTGTGTATCTTCTTTACACCTTAAATTACACACACGAGCAAATGCCATTAATGTTCCACTCCAGTACCATTCAGTATACATAGATTGTGGTAAGACCATACGAGCTTGCTCTGGAGCAACTCCTCGTGACAATAGATGTTCATAAGTCCACTTTGCTTTGTTACAAGCTTGATCATAGTAATCAACCATTGAACCTCTAAGATTGATATCAATCTCTACATCACTTGATCCTTGTTTCTTATCCGTAGGTCTTCCACGCCACTGCCATGGTTTGTAAAACTCTACTTCACTATCTACATAGCGTCTTGATACTTCGTTCCACACCAAACCGACTTGGTGTTTTACAAGTTGTCTTGCTACAAATATTGGGGCCTTAATATGAAATTGCATCGATGCATGGCCAAATGGACTCCAATGATTATGCTTCGCCAAATAACGAATTAGCTTTTCATCCCCTTCCTCTAGAACACCTTTTAAAGGGCCTGCTTCTGGAATACTCATCCATGCAGAAGTTTTAGAGAATGAAACACGGGCAGCGTTCACTACTGAAAGATCGCTGCCCATTGAATCAATTAGTTCAACCTTCATCGTTTTTGATCGTTCCTGCGTGGTCGATAACCCTTTGGCCATGCTGGTGGCTTAGTAGCAAGTTTTTTAACTCGCTCTACCAAATCCAAATTGACCTTAATCAATTCAGCATTATCGAACTCAACAGCCTTGAGTCGATTTTCTAAGGTACTAACCTTAGATGCGAAGAAACCTTCTTCGCGGATAGTGGGATCACCATCCAAATATACAGTAACAGTCATGTCGTGTCTCCATAGTTAAGTTTATAAGTATTATTGTAACAGGCATCCACTAGGAAGTCAACGCCTTTTTTAGCTCATCAAATCCACCGATATGATTATTATCATTATCAAAGATTTGGGGAACAGTTTTATGACCTTCTTCCCTTAGCATTGTTCGTGCTTGGTTATCGTGATCTATTGATATTTCCATAAAAGTAATATTTTTTTCATACATCAACGTCTTTGCATCGTCACAATAGGAACAAGTTCTTTGTGTATATATTGTATACATTAAATTGGCAACTGTGCTTGACGGGGCAAGAAATTTAGTTCTCTAGCATTTGCCTCAATCTTCTCTTTCAGGCCCTTAGTAATTAAGTTACTGACTGTATCTGGCTCTATTTTATTAATATAACAGTAATCTAATACTGCATCCATATGACTTATTCTTTTTTCTTTAGCAATCTTCTCAACTTCAAGTGAAAATGTTTTTGGTGTTTGCATAGTATTCTTTCATATTATTAGTTAAAATTAAGTGGCGAGACTATTTTAGTTCCCTCGTGCTTCCAGCCCGTCCCGCCATGTAGGTAATATGCGCTCTTATATCGAGTCTACCTTATCCGTCTTGGTAGCCCACCTACGTCGCCCCATCAATTTGATGTACACGCGAATCTTCTTTTTACAGAAGAAATAGTGGTGGGTTTCTGTTGCTAAGTACCCACCGAACTCCATGAGATTACGCAGCTAGTGCGAAATCCTCGATTGCAAAGTTATCGTTTGCATTTATCGTCTTGACTTATTAGGCGGTCATCCCACAGTTCTACTCGTTCCTATCTCTATCTGTCGATCCTATTTCACCCCCATATATTTTGGTGGAGGTGATGGGTACTGCCCCCATGTCCAGTCTAGTCTTTAGATTGTATCAACAAACTGTATCTTATTTATACCACAAAAAAAGGGGCTGTGTCAACGCCTAATTTAGCTTAGAATGAATATTTCAATTCAACCTTAAAATTGTCTTTAGCTTTCTCACCGATACCATCAGTTTTTCCATCCCAACGTCTTGCGAATGAAGGAACAATCTTAAATGAGCTATTTCCGTCATCTATACCAAATTTAAAATCTTTTGATAATTTAAATTCATTGAAGTTAGTTGTACTCGTGCTAGTATCGACTGAGTGAGTTCCCTTAGTAGTAATACCACCAAGTTGCTTCCATGTATGCTGAATGTATGCATAGTTGTAAGTTTTGGTAGTTCCTTCACCTTTGCCGTTATATTTAGTTTCACGGTCAACGCCTAAACCAATGTCTGTTGCGTTTGCCGTAGATGCCATTACCATTAGGGCAATAACTGTAAGTA